TTATCTTCTGCTTTACGGATACCACGACCGATACTTTGTATCACCCTTACGAAACTCTTGCCCGGTTCGATTAGGACAAGATTAAAGATTCGTGGAATATTGATACCCACTGCTGCTACACCATATGTAGCGATAATGATTTTGTTAGTTGCTGTTGCGACCTCATCATATTGCTCTTTGCGTTCATCCATACCAGTATTTCCTGATACGAATACAACATCATATTCTGTTTTGAAATCGCGCAATCGCTCAGCCAATCGATTGTGCAATTCTTTGCCGGCTGCTACTCTATCAACAAGTATCAATGTGTTGCCACTGTTCTTGATCGTATCTACCAGTTGAGCAATTTTATTTAATCGTTTGTCATCTTCAAGTAAATGTTTTAGTTCACTTTGGTAATTAGAGAATTCAACCCCATCTTGTAGTTGCACGATGTTCACATGACATTGTGCCAGCACACCTCTGTCTTGTAATTCACTAGCGGATAGTTTGTTGATGACATTACCAAGACTGATGAAGATAGCTTGACTCGCAAATTTTTCTTTAGGGATAGTGCCAGTCAAACCCCAACGAATTGGAATAGTACTCATTATTCCAGTCAATAGTTCTTTTAGTGCATCTGCTTTAGCCATGTGAACCTCGTCAACCATGACGCAAACAACACCTTCAAGGAAGTCACCAATCTCGACTTCCGCTTCACCTGCTTTCGTTTTCTTAAGCATGTTGTTAAGACTCTGCCAAGTACAGATCGTATGTGTCTTATTGTATTCTTTCCTATCACCAAAGTATACACCAACATCTAAACCTAGATTGATATAATCTGCTTCTGTTTGTGTCACAAGACTTTTGTTAGGGACGATAACAATACTGCGTCCGTAATTTTCAATAGACCAACTTAATGCTGCTGTGATCAATGTCTTGCCTGCACCTGTAGCAATCTCTTGTAATGACTGTGGGTTCTTTAGAAACTCATTAATGATTGATATCTGATAGTCACGCAAAACAACAGGTTGTCCTGCAATCGGATGACCTTCGGGCCAATTCTTATGTTTGAATGTCTCCTCGGACACTTCACTAAAATTGAATGTTGTGCTGTATGTACGCAGGTCTTCTAGTTCAATGTCGTAGTCTCTGCTATCAATGAAGGGTAGTATTTCGGGTAACAGATTGACATAGCTACTACCACCTAAACTAAAGAAACTAACTTTACCATTCCATCTACCTAATCGTACCGCAGGAAGATACCTCGCACCGGGCACATCGTACTCAAACATCTTTACCAATGCTTTTCGTTCGCTTAATTCTAAGCCTTCGATTTTTACATTGACCTCATCCTTGACAATTATTTTGCATTGTTTCATATTAGTACTTAGTATAACATAAAGTAATTAGTAAATGCAAGCATAAAGGCAAAAAAAGGGGAACATGTGTTCCCCTAAAAGTCTTTGCAGACTAAAAGTAATCTAATCAGAGATTCTTCATGCAAGTTGCTTTCGCAAGTTCTGTCCAGTTGTTGGGACTGATCTTAACCAAGTCAGCAATCTTCAACACCATACGCAAACTGATCTCACGCAATTGATTGCAGTTAGACCACATGTATTCCATGATACCTTCTTCTTGCTCTTTACTAAAAGAATAGTCAACGAACAAGCCGGGGTCAGCATCACGATAGACCTGCTTGATACGCATCATTTTGTCACGCTCAGTATTGATAGTCAAATCAAGAAAGTGACAACGACTTTGCAATGCATCCAAGTGAGGTTGCATTTTGTTTGCTTTTTTAGCATCAAACGATTTGTTTGTGATAAAGATGATAGAGCCGTTGAAGTTGAAAGAATTGGGCACTCCTTCTTCACGCAGAATACGACTATCTTTGTTGTAAGAGATACGCCGTGTCTTGCTACTATCCAACGCACCTTTCAGGATGTTGACTGCATCTTGATCTTCCCAGATATCGCAATCATCAAATACCAATACATTTTTAGCGTCAGAGTATTTGTACAACAGTACAAACAAACCGATAGCACTCATCGCACCTTTGACAGTATTGAAACGGACCTTCTTGCCAGCAATCTTGTCAAACATGCTAGCTTTTTCCATTTGTTGAGTGACACCGAACGACTTGCCGACGCCGGGAGGGCCAGTCACAATCATAGCACGAATATCACCGCTGATACATGCTTTTGACATTTCATCCAATACAGCAAAACGACCTGCGATACGGTCCATTGCTTCCTGATCAGATTCTTTGAGAACCTCTGCCTTTGCTTTGAATTCTACTGCATTACCCACTACTGTTTCTCCATTCATGAATTGAATATCTTCAATGCTATTGACATTGACACGGACCTGAGGTCCACCCGATGCAAACTGTCCGTCATTTTTAACAGTAACGAATCCACCCTTCTTACCAACCTGATAACCTTTGACTAGTGTGAACACATCACCAGCAACAGGGTTGTTACGATAAGAACCAGAGAGAATGCGAATTGTTGACATAGAAAAACTCCTGTAATTAACTGAACAAGATAGTATTATATACTATTACCCATTTGTTGTCAAGCCTTCAGGATATCCACGATACGCTGATGTATCAGGTCCATTTCGTCCTGCTCAACATAGAAGTCGGTAGTGGGATCATAGTACTGACCTTCTTTGGTGTCGTAATACAACACACGGCCAGTGAAGTTGAAAGGACCTTCCAGACCTTTGCGGGGACCATATTTGGTACGCATTTCATCCATCTGATGTTTGTCTGCGATAACTTTGTAGCCCATCTGAAACTCCTGTTGTTGACTGAATAAGACTCTATTATATACCCAAAACCATTTAATGTCAACTAAAATCGCAAGCCTTGTATACTGCTTCCTGCACAGAGGTGTCAGTAGCTTCCTCAAAACGCTCGTCCTGAGACAAAGCCTTGAGCAATCCTCGAACAACAGTCCAACTCAAGTTTTGACTGATTGCCAACTTTACGATAGAACCAACTGCATCATTACCAGCGTCAGTAAACATTGCGAAATTTGTCATTTTCTAAGTCCTTTAATTAACTGTCTAAGTATGTATTATATACCCAAAACCATTTAATGTCAAGCCCGATATGTAGAATAATTGCGGATTTTGCTTTGCTTATTAGCATGGCTTTCGTTGAATTTAATCTCATAGCCACGCTCAATGAGAGCACGAACCAGTACTGACAGGTCGCAGTCTTCTTCCAAGAAAGCATTGGTGCCGTTCTGGTAGCTGTAAGGACTAATCTTATCGGCGATACCAAGCGCCACCAACTTTGCTTTGGGGAAGCGGGCCCATGCATGACCTGGGTCTGCGAAAACTTTGATAGAGATTTTTTTAGCCATTTCGTAGTCCTTTAATTAACTGTCTAAGTATGTATTATATACCCAAACTGATTTATTGTCAAGTTTGGGTATGTTGTATTTTTACAACACTTGGGCAACTGAATAGTTGTTAATTTTTGTCATGTTTTGAATATGCCAATCAATTACAGACTGCTCAGTATTGAGGGCCAATTCTCTAAAATAAAGTGTCTTGCCTAGCATTACTTTATCTTTTGAATTTGTTTTTGTATAATCGCTGGCAGCAATTAATAAACAAATTTCTTCATTGCTATAGGGCTTCTTTTTGACAGAAACTTTAAAGTACAAAGTGCTGATTGCTTTTGCTTTGAATTTCATAGAGACCTTTCAACTGAATAAGCCTCTATTGTATACCCAAAACCATTTATTGTCAAATTATTGTTCCATAGGGTCACCGAGAATATATTCGGTGATATATTCAATTGTAAAATCTTCACCCCTATGTTCTGCAACATAGATGCAAAGTGCTTCCAGTGTACGGAAAATCAAATCGCCAACTCTGTACATTATGCTAATTCCCAATCTAAACTTTTTACACCACACTCGGCCAGTCTATCAATGCCTTCGTGCGGACAATACATCTCGCTCTGATGCCAGCACTCTCTGAATTCATCACCATGCTCGGCCATGTGCCACTCCGTTATAGGTCTAACCGACAACCGTTGCATAATCTTCCGAGGTGCGTCTAGTTCAAACACACACTCGGCCGGGTGCAACATCAGCACCTTGCCGATGTACTTCTCGTCATAAAATGCAGCTGGATCATCGTGTATATTATACGTGTTCATTATGCCACCTTCTTGAAATAAGCATAGGGCAATCCAACCAAGTAGCAAAGATACTCGTCATCACCATTAGAACCTTCTGCCTCGTGAATCCAACGCAGGGCCATAGCACGATTATGAGCACCGCAGTCTATGATGCTCTGCACTCGCATTTCAAAGGCATGTGCAGCCTCGTGTTCGGCGATCTTGCGCTCTTGCTCATTCTTGGCAATCAAGTCCTGCAGGTAGTTTAACTCGGCTTCAAAGGTAGCCTCGTCCCAAGCGGATGTATCGATACCGCGAGGGCGAACACCGTAGGCATCCTTGTACATATCCCAGAAGATGGCTTGCGCCTGTTCCAGTTTAGACATTTGTTCCCAAGTAGTGAATTCAGACATATTTGCTCCGTTAATCAACTGTTTAAGCCTATATTATATACCCAAAATCATTTAATGTCAATTTTTTGTATAGCAATTTTTCCAACTTCGTTAGGTGATTTTTCAGTCCTACCGGGTCGATGAAAAAATGCTCACGCTGGCCTTCGTTGTAACAGAATACCAGATTGTATTTTCTGCGGTAAATGCTACTATCAAGTTCCACAATCCTATCTAATTGAAACAGGTCCTGTTCATTGCGGATGGGATATGTTACATTGTGATATTGATTGGTGATATTCACAGTATCACTTCCAACCACAACTTTATTTTGTGGACCGAAACTGTCAATTAGGTCCCATAGTTCAGTCTTAGTCAATTTATGTACATCCATGATGTTCTCCTGTGCTTAACTGTCTAAGACTAGATTATATACCCAAAACCATTTAATGTCAAGTTTGGTTAGCCTTATTTACCGCAGATTCAGCATCTTTTTTCCCTGTAGGACCGAAAAAGTGCCAAGGATATCCGTGTACTACGGCTACCCACCCGGGGGTTTTCCTGCCGTAATACTTACTGGCTTTCATTAAAAATGCCATTTATTGTCAATCCTTGGGGGACAAATATTCAAACAGAACCCACTTAGCACGATTCAGACATTGACGGGCATCTTCGGCTCGCATATAGTCAACTTCGCCGTACTCGGTGTTGATCATTTCCTGTGCATCACTCATCAAACTAGCAGCAATCATAGCAGGACCAGAAAACTTGAAAGTGATGCTAGATTCGATACTTTCACGCATACCTGCAACGGTAACGCCGTACATACGAACTTCACGCTTTTCTTGCTCTGTCAAACGGTCGTAAACTTGTGTCATAACTAGCTCCTTTAATCAATCTAAGCCTCTATTATAGACCCAAAACCATTTAATGTCAAGTTTTGGTAAAGTCGATTTCCCAGTTTTTTAGGTGAAAATAGCTAATTCCGTCACGTTCCATATGCTTAAAAAGCCCTACTAGGGGAATAGAATCTTGCTCAAAAAAGTGTTCCCAGAGATGGTTCAGTTTGTTATCGATTGGAACTTCAATCTTACATAGTTTGTTATCATCATCTTTTAACCAGTATTCTGAGAATTTGTTTATTCTATGTTTGACTAGAAATTTTTTGATAGGCTTTAGAGTTTTTGTACCTGACCATGCTGTAGTATTTTCAGGAAATTCAAATCGGGTATTCAACTCTCTAACCATCTCGTCAAACCCTATATCATATTCATAGAATTCAGGTAGACGATAAATTATCGGCATCAATTCTTCTTTGACTACTTTACTATCACCATGTATAAATGCACTCAAATCTTTTCTAAATTTACTTATCCGTTGTTCACGTAAAGTTATGACCATGAGTTTTTTGCTGTAATAATCACGGATTACATTAGCTTTATCTCTGTCTTCCTGAATCATTTCTCTGAACAACATACTATCAGTAAGTTTAGTTGGTCTATCATTAGGATTAGCTAAAATATCAATTTTATAGCTGAGTAGTGAACGCAATCTATTCCAAGTAACACTCAATGCTAGTATATCTTCTGTGGTCTCAAATACTTCATATTTTTTCACATATTCAGTATTATGTAAGTCATCAAAAGATGTAGTACCATTAATTCCGAAAAGAGTATGCAGATGATTTTGTGAGGAAGGATTTTGCCGAACAGCATTCATTGAACTGCTACCCTTAGTGATAACATTACCATATGCTGCAAGTTGTTTCTGTATCATGTTTAAGTTTGAGTTTAAGTTTGATTTAGCCAATTGTAATATCTTCCATTCCACTAGTGCGTAACCGCACGATATGCCCCATCTGCCACTGTTTAGCTTCAAGGCCCTTTAATATACCAAGCCAACGATTTCTAAGTAATGCCACTTCGTTAATCAATATTTCATATTCGATAACTTCATCTTCACCTTCAACATACTTGTCAGCGTCACGGCTTGTCAATGCTCTATTATACGCTTCTAAATATTTTTGAAAATGTTTTCGGCGAATTTTCCGTAATTGAATATTCAAGTAGTTAAGTACCGCTTCCACTTCTTGTAACTGATTGAATCTATGTTCGGTAATGCCGGGTAAAGCGGCAATGTTCTTTTCAACATTGCCGTATATCTTTACCTCTTTCTTGGCATTATCTAGTTCGGTTTCAAAGTGTTGAATAAAATCAGGTATCACAGCCAGATTGACTGTTATCCTTGTGTACCAATTTGACATTTAATCCCATTCGTCTAAATCTTCTTCATCAAAATCTTCATCTTCCTCTGGAAAATGTTCGTCAGCATAACCCTTCAATGCTCTAGTGATATCTTTGTCTTTGAAAGCATCTTTGATATCTTCTATCTCATAGTTATTATCAATCAAAAAATTGACAAGTGTATCTGCCGCATCATCACGTTCACTTAAATCAATATGCTCACGTAATGCTTCCCAAACTTCAGCGATTGTATCTAAACTCATTCTGTAACTTCCTCCGTAGGTGTTGTTACATTACTTATCACGCTTTTAGTTTTTCCTGTGTATTCAAGCATAACTTTATCTAGTATGCCGTCTTTGTTTGCTTCCCAGCCTTTACGAAACGCTTTAAGAACCTCACCATCTTCGGTAGTGTATACCAAGCTGTTGCCTTCTTTCTTCAATGCGCCAGACTTCTCAAGCATATCAGTCAAGCCGCTGTAAGGACTCATTCCTGTCTCGTATGGAATCTTGACTTGTATGCTCTCGAAAGGTTTCGCATAGCGAGTTTTCATAATCTTGCAAGCAGCACGAATACCATTTACTTCTGCAACCTTGTTACCATCCTCATCCTCTTTGAGTTTGAGTTTCTTCATGGCGACTACAATACTACTTGCGTAAACGAATCCTTGACCACCAGAAATTTTGTCATCTGGGTCAAACATATCTTGACTTGCATATGTGTGATTAGTAGCAACTAATCCTACATTATGACTACCAAACATATTAACACAGTTACGAACAAGTGCTGTTAGTGCTTTAGGCTTACGACCCATGTCACCTTTCATATCACCTGCTTCAAACTGATTAACGTCAGTTGGAGTCAATAGCATACCAAGACTGTCAATGATGAACAATACCTTAGGCTTGTCATCTTCTGACATTAGTTTATATGACTTCATAAACTCTGATATAGTTTTACCCACATCATCAATCATAGCCATATTAAGTTTAAGCAATTTACTTTCGCTTGTATCTACACCTAATGCGTGTAGCCACTTTTCATCTAATGCGTTCTCTGTATCAATGAGAACTACATAGATGCCTTGTTGTTGTGCGTGTCTTACAAGGTTTCCTGAGCAGATGAAACTTTTTCCTGATCCACTCTCTCCGGCAAAGACAGTAACTTTACCAAGAGGTACCCCTTTATTAAAATCACCGCTAATGAGATAATTGAGTCCATAATTTCCTGTACTGATCCAATCGGTTGGATCGTTGTATCCTATACTAAGTCCTTCGATACTTTTTGTGATTTCTCTACGGAACTTGCTTACATCAAATGGTTTTGCCATTGATAATCTCTCTTTCTTTGTTATCTGTTGTTTGTGCCTGTTAAGTATATTCTATCATTGAATGATAACTTATCAAGTATATCGGGACATTTTTCTGCCATTGAGTCAATTTCCCAATCTTGCGGATAGTGTCTTAGAGCGGCTCTTGCACGATCTCTGATTAAACTAGGTACACGTGGTGTACGACCAGGATCACACAATTCCTCTAATAATTTTTTACCTTGCTTCATGGCACGGTATCTTTCGTCTGGTAATGTCATGGTGTTCTCCTAAGATAGGGGCCGTAGCCCCTATATAGATTTAAGCAGTCTTTTGGCGACTACGAATCATCGCTAAAATATCTTGTGCTTTGTCACTTGATGGACTTGCTGATGGAACAACTACAGGAGCACTAGTGAAAGACGCTTCTGCTGCTGCAACGTCACCTTCCCAATCGGGTAGATTAGTTGCTGCTACTGGAGCAGTGCGAGTTGGCAAGGGTGCTGATTCACTTTGTGAACCTGCTGGAGCATCTAAGCCCCATGGACGATAGTATTGTCCCCAACGTGCGTTGTCGTATGCTTCACCTTCTACTGATGCTTCAAACATTTCTTTCATAATGCGTAGTTCAGCTTCACCTGGCTTCTTAGGCAAGAAGTCACTAAGATTGAACAATCCATGTGCTGCAATTGCTGCTTGTTCAGCCTCAGTCAATGCTGTTTCTCTACGTGCCCAGTTACTTGTACTGTAATCTGCATATCCACCCTTGCTAGACTTCTTGATGTTGAAGTCAAGACCACGTGTATAGTCTGTAGGCAATTCCATGATTTCAGGATCAAGTAATCCACTCTTAATGATTGGGATGATTTGTGGACTGATAACGAATCTACGAATTGGATTCGCTGGAGTCTTGTCATCACCAAGTGGGTTTTGACGTACAAAGCCTTGGAAAATGTAACTACGCTTCTTCCAATACTTGTTAGCCATTTCTTTCAATGTCTCGTCTTTGTACCAAGGACGAACCTCAGCCAAGATAGGACAAGTTGAACCATCGTTGTACATTTCAACACATGGAACTTGAACGACTACTTGTTTTGCGTTGCTGTCACCCTTGACTCCATTAAATGTAAGTTTGATGATTTGTTTTTCTACCCAGAAGAATTCATTCTTAGAATCACCATCGGGCAAGAAACGAATACTAGCAGTAGTGCCTTCGTCCATGTTCCAGTGGGGGTAGATAGAATTATCTGATTGGGTTGTAGAACCCTTGTTGTTTGACTTATTGTCTTGCGCTGCGATACGTGCGCGGATTTCTGCTAATGATGCCATATAAATATTCCTTATAAATTTGAGATGGTCTCGTTTTTAAATTCGCTACTTCACCATGAAGTAACTAACACGATGAGTAAGTATAGCAATACTTTCTCAACCTGTCAATAGTATTTATGCCTGTTATGGCAAACCTCACCTTTTAAGTGAGGTTTTTGATAAGCAATTTGCCCTTATCTTCTGTGATTCATAATCTGTAAGATACGGTCTAAGTCATCTTGTCCTTCTTTAACTTCTTTCTTGTCATGTGCTTTGGACATTGATTTGTTAAGAACATCAAGCGCATCTTTGGCTGTTTGTTTTGGTGACACTGGCTTTGCTTCTTTATCTGGACCAGAACGCGGACCAGTATCACGACCTGCGCTAGGTTGACTCTTGTCCATTTCATTGACTTCTTCCTTCTCTTTCGGAATAGCTTGTTTTGCTAGATGCTTTGCTCTGGAATGGCCGCCGTGTTCAGCACCATCTTTACCTTTAGTGTCTTTAGGTTTCTTGTCATCCTTATCTTCCTCATCATCTTCCCAAGGTAGTGCTGCTTCCAACACACTACCAATATCAGTCTTACTCTTGTCTAATGGTTTAGCTGCTGGTTTCTTCAACCTACCTAACATACTTTTTATTTTGTCATGTATTCTGTCTGTACCGGCTGCGATAGGATCTCTACTAAAATCAGTTTGATCGCGGTCATAATCATTTGGATTCAAGTCTCTATCATGTTGTGTGTGAGTACCTTCACCAACTCCTATCACATCTGCACCTGCATCTAACCCTTGTTTAATATGTGCTA